GTTTTCCAGTTCCTCCTTGTACTCCAAATACAGCATCCAGCGCATATAGTTGGTGCCTGATTTCAGGCGGAGGTACAATTCCCCGCGTGTCGCGCATCCGAAGAGTTCCATGAGTTGCATCTCACGGTACTCTAGCGGATGCTCCTTGAGTTTTTTCGCATCTCTGTCAACGCCTCCTCTGTCAACCCGTTCAACTCAGAAGCTCGCAGTGCAATGCGTTCAGTCGCTCGCCCCATCTTGGTTTGCAACATGCCCCGGTCATTTTTGTGAAAGATGTGTTGCTTGGTTTTGGGATGGCGGGCAGATAGGATGACGAGATCGGGGTAGACCTTGGTGATATCGTTATTCGACTTCATCATGGCGTTGATAAATGAAGTGCGTTCAAAGGTTGTAAGCGTGCGTAAGAGCACTGTCACTACTTTTCCGTTGTGCTTCCATTCAGGGACGGCGAGCAGTTCCTCCACCACGTCATCAATCTTGGAGATGATTTCGCGTAACTCGTTCTCATCCTCGGTTTCCAGGTATGCGGCTTCTTCAGGTGTCGCCCCGTTGGTGTGCCCTGTCTGCTCGTCGGTTGAATCCAGTTCCTCATTCTCTTCCGACTCAGCATTCTCCTCGTCGTAGAGGTTCATTTCTTCGTTTTCCAGAAGCGCTCGTTTCTTGGCTGCTCGTACCATGCGTGTAATTCTTCTTTCTTGTTAGGTTGTGCGGAAATAGGGAACGCCGTAGACATCGAAGGTCATCTGCTTATCCTCGACATCCTTGGCATCGGCCTTGGTTTCAGCGCCGGTGACAATGGCGAGGGCATCGAAGCGCATGTTGTTCGGCTTGTCCATGTACAACTGCAGGGCAACGATATTGCCGAGTTCCACGAAGATACGCCCATCGGTGCGCAGGGTCTCGATCTTGCCGGTCGCTTCTTTGGTAGTGGCCGCCTTCGTTCCCCAGCTACCAGTCGTCTGAAACTGCGTGGTGTCCTTGGTGTTCGCCTTTGGCGTATAAGACCAGCCGGTGGCACCGTCCAGTTGCGTGAGGTTGAAGTAGTAGCCGGTTGATACCCGCACAAAGTTGTTGGTGCTCACCACCCGCGCCGTATTGAAGACAATGACGCCGGAAGCATACTGAAAGGTGTAGTCAGTCACTGTTACCCAGCCGGTGCTACCATTGGGTGAATTCTGCACGACTAAAGGCTGCTGCCAGTCCCAGGCGCGGTGCACGCTCATGGTGTAGGTGATGTGATCGCCTGAGTCGGTTGCGCTCTCATTGGTCGTATTGAGTGACGGCGTGGCTGCAACCCACACGTCGGCATTGACGCCTGCCAAAATACCCAATTTTCCCCCTTCCTATGCCATCGAGAGCATCATATGAAGCATCGCAAAATCGCCTCGCTTGATCTGCTCTCCTGGCAAGCGCAAAATGGTATATCCTTTTTGCTGAAGATAGGCATCTTTCCTAGCATCCCGTGCCTGTGCTTCAGGTTTTGAGTGCCAGTATTCCCCGTCACACTCGATAACCAGCCGCTTGCTAGGAATATAGAAATCGACAATGTAGCGCCCCATAGCCCATTGAGACTCATAGGGAATATCGAGTGCCTGTAACAATTGCTCAACGATAATTTCTATGCTCGTTGGTTTTGTATATCCCTTGAAGCTCTTGTGTCCTCGTTCATCCCTCTTCTGCTCATCCTGCCAGCTCCGTATTATACCGGCACGTCGCTTAGCTCTATAGGCAGGATCAGCATTAAGAAGCTTTGATGCATCCTGCCTATGCATCTTTACGAGAGGATCACTGCTGACACGCTTCATCCCCGCGTTTACCCGTTCCTGATATCCTGCTTGAAGCTTCGTTTGTGCTAAAGTTTCTCGCGACCGTTGTTTGATTTGATCTGACTCAGCACGACTGTAAAACTCTTGCAACCGTTCACTATGGGCCTTTCTTGCTTCAGGAGTACCCACACGTAGGCTCGTTCTTTCAGATTGTTGCTTACGCATTTCAGGATCACTAAATTGTTGCGTCGTGTACTGACTCATAGCTTCCAATGCTTCTGGATGGTTAGCATAATACCGCTCATGACTTTCTCTCGAACGCTGCTTTGCTAACTCTCTCTTTTCAGGGTCTTTCGGCCATCCCATACAGTGCTCCTTTTCCGATTTATATCTGTTCAGATTATACCACAGATCGGCTTCAGAAGCCACTTTATGCCATGTTTTCACACCCTTCCAAACGGTGTATTCACACTATTACTAAACTGTTAACTATTTATGTAAACGTCAACACCCCAGTTCCATCGAAGGAAAATGTGATGAGGTTCATATCCTTGGCGTCGCTTTTCCCGTCGAAACTGATGAGAATGGCGCTACCCGTCCACTTGTGCGTCGCCGCGGCATCTATATCCATCTCAAGGGCAAAGGTATTCCCGATGCCGTTGATGAGCGCGACCTGCCCGGCGTCGGTGGCATCCAGGAAGCCGTCGCATTTGGCCGTCCACTCCTTAATAGTGGTGTTCTTGGTTCCCCAGTTACCCGTCGCCTGGAAACTCGTGGTATCCTTCGTCGAGGCTTTCGGCGTAACGCTCCACGTGTTCATCGCGCCGATAGTGTTCGCGCCGGCCTTAATCAGCCCGCCGATGCCTGCTAATGGAGTCGCCAATTTTTTCTCCTTTCCCGCTTATAGAGAGCGGTCAAAAGGTTGTGTGTTCGTTTGTATCCAGTTACAATTCAGTCGCTTTCGTGCGGAAGCGTACCGGCATATGCCGGATGTTATAGTCAGGATCGTGGAGGATGGTACTCCACTCGCATTTCAGGTAAGCCACCCCATAGTCAGGCAGCGTGAGCGGCGTATTGCCCGGCCGTGTCTCAATGAGACGCCGCACTTCTGCCAGGATCTGGTAGCATTCATCATCACTGCCTGCTCCCGAAAAGATGTCCAGCAGGAAGAGCGATTCGCTATTCACATGCCCAAAGGTCGGCATTGACCCGCCCACATGCTGCCCGTACGTGATGTAGGGCGGCGTTTGCCTCTCCGGCGCGATATCAAAGGTACCGGTGATGATGCCCATGAGCGTACTATCGCCCGTGAGACGGCCGTCTACTGCAATTTGCAGTTCCAGCAGGTACTCTTGCCGCGTCGCTGGCATCCCTTACTCCTTAGAAAAAGATGTGCCCTAAGCGAGACTCAAGACTCTTTTGCCCCACCAGAATGGGCGCCGTCATAAAGTCCTGCCCTGCTACCCAGGAACCTGAGCGCGTGTGATGCCCGAAACACTCCCAACGACTATAAATCGCGTCGTTGTACAGCTCACCCTCTAAGCCACTTATGCGCATTTGCTGCCGACTCTTGAGAAAGCCTGTCCGTACTGCAATGAGTGGCAGCGAAGCGTCTAGCGCGTCCTGGGTTGCCCCCTGCACTGCTTCTTCAGCTTTGACTTCCGCATCGCGCTCCATCACGCCAAGCTTGCCCATGACTTCCGCGAGCCCGATCACGTCCATTGAGAAACCGGCCATATCACGCCCTCCCTATGCGTTTGTGCATAGCCCTGGCTTCATCTTGCAAGGCTTGACGGACTTCCGCTCTTACCAACTCCTTGAACCATGAGGACTCTTGAAAGGTCTCTTTCAGTACCTTCAGGACTTCCACCCGAATGAGGTTCTTTGCCCCTTCCGTTGGTTCACTGTCCCAGGTGATATGCGCGTGCATATGTGTCGTAAGATCAGCCATATCAGGTCTCCCGAGGTGTGAAAAGCATGTCGTACTCCTGCCCAAGAGGCGCGTTGAGGAATTCATTTGCCGCTTCTTGATTGGCAATGACCATCTCAAGACTACCGCCAGGTGTGGCGCTGCCAAACGGTTCACCAGTGACCGGCGAGAGCTTCACCCGTACCCCCTCAACCGGTACCCACTGCTTATCTTTGCCCTCTGGATTTGGGGCATACATTTTGCATCGGGTTACTTCACCCAGGCAAAAACGTGCCTGTATTTGCATAGATTTCTCCTTATCCCGTAAGTGACGACTGACGCACGAGCACCTTTTG